CGCTAATAAGATAGTTAAGAGCGTAATTGTTTGTGCTGATCCAGTCTGTGGGGTCGTTAAATCCAACGGAGATACCGTCAATACTTTTTGTAATGCTTTTGCGAAATTTTGATACATCAAATGGTTTGGCCATAATAGTTTTCCTTTATTGTACTGGTTTTTCATCGTTGTCAATTGGATACCCAAGTTTTCTTGCGTGATTGACAAAAATATGTTTCCTGCGTTCTCTTGTTTCGTAGTCAAGATTTATTGACTTGTTTTCCCATAAGTATATTTTATTACCTATTGTAATGTCAAATTCTTCTGCGTTTTGATAAAGATCTGTTAAATCTGTCACTGTTAAAGTTCCGCCTACACTTAAACTATGAATTGGAAATCCTGCATATTGTTGGTGCTGAGTCAACCATTCCAATGACTCATTAAAATCCTGCTCGGTTTCATTCACATAGCCAATGATTAATAATATAGTGATGCCAACTTGGTATTTTGCGGCCATTTCTAATGCATAATCAATGTCTGTATTAGTAAATTTCTTACGCATATGATACCTAATCGAATCCACTAAACTTTCAACTCCAACAATTAAATCTTGTGCTCCGCTTGCTGCTGTTAATTGCCAATCTTGTTCGGTCATTTGTTCTTTGGGACGAAATATAAAAAAACTAGTCCAAGATATTTTTTGTATGGCCGTGTTGTTATAATCTGCAATTAATTTTATAAGTTTTCTATATTCACTTATACTACCATTTATTAGACTATCTCTAAAATAAAAATTACTAATACCAGTTTCCTGTATCTGATACAACATTTCTGCAAATACATCTTCAGCTGATTTTAATTTAAATTTTTTCCATAACTTGTATACATCACAAAAAGTACAACGACGAACACATCCGCGACTTCCATACATGGGCACTCTTTTATTTGTATACAAATTCCAATCGTAATCAGAATAATCTGAATATGGTTGTTTAGATAAGTCATCTAACACTTGAAATTGATTTGTGTCTATACCATCTACTTTGCCAGTTAACAGATTATATAGAGGTTCTTCTCCATCTCCTACAATATAATGATCAATGAAACCTGCTTTTTTACATATAAGTGCATATGGTCGTTGACTCTTCTCGTCGGTAAAAACAGCATTGCCACCAATGACAATTTTACACGATCTAGTAGTTTTTTTGATCGACTTGCATAATTCAATATTAAACTTTTTTGCTGTATTGCAGAACAAACTTAAACAGATCCAGTCTGGATTTTTTTCTAGTATTCTGTTTTTAACATACTCAACAAGTTCTGCTATAGCTTGTTTAGTTTCAGCACAATCGTTGTTTTCTTCGTAGAGGAACCACCGTGCTATTTTATCAGATATAGAAGAAAAATGTTTGTTTATATATCCGATAACTTCAGCATTGAAGTCAAAAGTATAGGTGGTAAGATTTGTTTTATTTACTACACCTTTGAGCAAGGCAGGTGCCATCATTGGTTCTTGAGTTTCAATGTAAGGCAATGCTGCAATTACAACGTCAAACTTTGTCATTGATAATAAGGGGTGGACGAATCCACCCCGGTAGTCCAATTATTGTTTACTGCGATTACGAATCATTGCCAAAATGTCCTCGGCTTTTTGACTCGATGGTTTGGCAGCAGCTACTTGTACTGGTGCAGTTGCTACTGGTGTGTCGTCCTCATCGTCCTCAAGGTCCGGACTTACTGTTGGAACGAACGGAGCAGCAGGAGCTGCTTTGGCCGTAGGTGCCGCTGATTCTGTATCGTCGCTACCTTTGCCGCCAGTGAAGCCACTAGGCTTAAAGTATTGGCTCCAACGATCTGGATCGTATGCTTGACCATCTACACTTGCTTCAAACATCTCTTTAATAACTTTGAGTTCAACTTCGCCCGGACGCTTAGGAAGAAAGTCACTCAAGTTATACAAGCCGTGTGAGTCAATGGCCGCTTGCTCTTGTGCGGTTAGTGCAGTTTCTTTACGACTCCACTTGCTGGTAGAATAATCTGCATATCCACCTTTACTTGTTTTAGTAACAGTGAAATCTAGACCAGCGGTGTAATCAGTAGGCATACTTTCTAGTTCTGGATCCATTAGTGCAGCCTTGATTAAATTAAAGATCTGGGGACTAATAACGAATCTACGAATAGGATTCTCTGGTGTTTTGTCGTCCGCTAGTGGATTCTCTCTTACAAAACCTTGGAATAGATATGATTTCTTTTTCCAATACTTGCGACCCATTTCTTCAAGTCCTGGATCCTTGAACCAAGTGCGTACTTCGGCTAGAATTGGGCAAGCGTCTCCATACATTTCTACACAAGGTACTTGTACAATCACTGGTTTACTATCAGCTTGTCCTTTGATACCAGCAAACGGTAGTCGAATCATTAGTCGCTCGACCCAGAAGAAATCGTTCTTGGTATTTGCGTCTGGTAGAAATCGAATTTTTGCACTTGAACCTTCTGGAATGTTCCAGTGTGCATAGATGGCGTTATCGCCTTGTGATGCACCGCCTTGGTTGCGGTTTTCTTGCGCTTGTAGTTTTGCGCGAATTTCTGCTAATGAAGTGGCCATAATGTTTCTCCTTATAAAATGCCATAATGTTTGTGCCTAGATATACAACTGCACTGTACAATTGTATAACAATATTATTTATGCTGTCAAAAAAACTTTATTATTTTTTAACCAAACCAGATAATTTACGAATCAATTCAATATCTTCTTGCACTACCGGTTGATCCATTGTAGTTGCACCAACTGGTTGTGGCTGTGGCTGTGGCTGTTGTGGTGCTGGCTGTGTGTTTGCATTCTGCTGTTGTAGAATGGTCAACAAACTTTGTGCTAGTGCTCGTTCACCATTGGACATTAACCAACCAATAATAGTATTCCTAACATCAGCATCTGGTCCCTGTGTTAGAGCTAACTTTTTAATTGATGTTTGCAAATCCTCAGCATCAAGATCTTCTATATGGTCAATGGCAGCAATAGCATCTACACCATCCATTCCGGCTGCAATTGGCTTCTGAAACAGTCTCACTAAACTATCTTCGGCTGTATCGTCGGTGTCGCTGTCCCAAGTTGTTTCAGTAACCCCCGTGGCCCAAGATTCAAATTCTGCAGTTTCAACTGTGTTCATTTTTTTCCTGTTTTGATAAGCTTTGTATACATAGGGCAATGCTTCATTGAATCGATCATCGTAAATTTTTTTAACGAATCTCTCTCTTAGAGAATCAATATCTGCTTCTTCGTCTACTGTTGGTTGATTGCCTAACATATCAATTAATAATTCTTGTCCTTTACGACCTTGAAATCTCTTTAAATGATCTCGAACTTCATTGTAGCGATGAATAGCTGCCTCAACCATACCGGTGGTTTCAGCATCTTCAAATGTGCGATTACGCATACTACGAACAAAGTGTTTCATGCTGGCCATTTCGTTGACCATTTCATTAATTAGTTCGCTACCTTCATCAAACATTGTGCCACCTTCGGACATGTGTCTAGCCAAGGCTCTGGCACCATGTAAGTTTTTGTGTTTTAATAAAAATCTTTCGCCCAATGGAGTTTCGATGAACAAATGTTCAATTTGTCTAGCACGATCGCCGCGCTTTTCGGGATTGATCTGATCCCGGTGTTTAATAATAATTTTGTGTGGACCAATGTTGTCAAAACTCATACGTTTGTTATTACCGAGCCCATACAATTTTCCTTCGGAAATTGCAAGTTCATCTTTATCGTATGTTCCATCGAACCCGGCTTGTTGTTTAATATCTTTAAGGTCCAAATTGCTTCTATTGATATCTCTGGTATCAAATGTAAGCATATTGCGTCTGGCAAATTTCTTGATGCTCTTTAAAAAACCATACCATTCTTGTTCTTGAGTTTCGTCAAGACTGTCTGTAATGTTTGACCCATAATAAATTTTTAGGCTGTCTTCGCCAATGAGACTGATTGTCACATTTCCAAAATTCTCGCCATCGCTGCTTATGTAAGCAAAATTAAAAAATCTAGCTTTTGATGGATCAGTCACTTCTTCAGCTTTTTCGTTGCCTAAATTAATATGATCAAAGCGGGCACGTATTTTATTGAATAAACCTTCGGCAATTTTATCTAATTCACGCATAGTATATTATTTATCGTCAAATCATTATAAAGGGCATAGGGGCAATGTAATCATCTGCATTATCACGCAATTTTTCATCCAATTCTGCATCAAAACTTTGTAAAGCTTGAATTTGCCTAAGTACAAGCAAAGTGCTAGTTACTAAATCGTCGGTTTCGCCTATTTTGGCTGCAAACCCTGCCCCGCTGGCCACAAATGTTTTAAGCTCACTGATTAAATTTTTACTACAAATGATCATTTTACGATTTTCTACGAGATTTTTTAATTTGGCACACACCGCTAATTTTGCTTTGTTAGTTGTGGTAAATCCTTTGCGATGAATTCTGGCTTGTCCTGCTCGAATAGGTTGGCTTAAAAAAGTGCCCTTGATATTTTCTTCCCCGAACTCTGCGATAACAATCAAATGTGCTTCCCCCAAGGTATTGTTCTCTACACTGTAATAGATGTCGTTTTGTGTTCCGATCGTGTCGTATACGTATTCACAAATTTCTTTAAGAATAGTTACTTGTCTTTGTACAGGAGTTTTGTTGTGTTGCCACTCGGCCACTTGTATCATTGTAGGTAATTCAAATACCTGTATAGCAGCAGGGTCTCCGCCTGTGCCTAAACTTGGGTCTAATCCAATTACATAAGTTTTACCCCGTTGTGGCTTTTGATACCAACGCACTTGACCTTGTAATTCAATGGGGTCTCTTCCTTGCAATTCTGACAATGTGATTGAATTGATTAGTGTTTCGTCATAAATCAAAAACTCACAGCCGTGTTCTCGTCTAAAACGTTCTTCACCGATACGTCCAATTTCTTCTCGTTTCCACGTTTCATCTCTATCAGGGTGTTCCCACCAATTGGCTTGGTAAGGTTTAAATCCATTTATACCTAACCCATCTATTCGCGGATTACCAAATTCATCAAAGCACTTGTTGGCCTGTTTCCATATAAAAGCAAATTGGTCTTCGTCGCTATTAGGAGTGCTGGTAATAATTGCTTTACCACCAGTGCTTAGTGTAGGCGAAATGGAGGTCCAGAATTCTTTGGCAATTGTGGGTCTCACAAACGCAAACTCGTCACAATACAACAAGGTAATACTCATGCCTCGTCCAGTTGTTTCTGTAGTTGTTTGACTGACAATCCTGCTTCCGTTTTCAAAATCTATAGAGCCTTTGTTGTAACTGGTAACACCTGCTCTAATCCAGTCTGGGCACAATTCATATGCATAACGTACACGTTGCATAATTTCCTGTGCACCGGTATATTTGTGGGCTGCAATCAGAATAGTGCTGTCGGGCCTAAACATTGCAAACCAAAGTAAATAGCCGGCGGCACTGGTAGTTTTACCTGTTTGTCTAGGCATTAGACTAATACTGAATCTATTATTGTGATAAGTATCTATAAGTTTCTGTTGATACTCAAAAGGTTGATATAACATTTTTCCCCTAACCGGGTGCTGAATGTAGAAATAATTGCTCATGAAATACTCTGGACCTGTGTCCGGATCTGCACACTTCATAAACTCTATTATTTGCTCTTCAGAAAAGTTGACCTTTTGATAAGGACTCTTTATAATATTCTGTACGTCATTATTCATAATAATACTTATGTCGCATACATTACTTTTAAACAAAGATTACACACCAATTAGCGTACTACCGCTGAGCGTTATCCATTGGCAGCACGCCGTAAAGCTTATGTATTTGGGACGTATTCAAGTGATTGAAACCTATCCTGACTGGATTATTCACAGCGAAAAACTTGCTATCAATGTGCCCAGTGTAGCAATCACACGGGAATATTTTAACTTTAAGCGTAAGGTAAACTTTACTAGGTACAACATGTATCTACGCGATCTTTATCAATGCCAATACTGCGAAGATACTTTTGATTTTCAAGACTTGACCATTGATCATGTTGTTCCTATTAGCCGTGGGGGTCGTACTGAGTGGACTAACTGTGTAACCAGTTGCAAAGCTTGTAATTGGGCTAAGGCAGACAAACACAATGTGCATCCTATTCGAAAACCATATCGCCCAGATTATTGGGCACTAGCTGCGGCTTGGAAACACAGTCCTTTTAGAGTCAAAGACCCCAAATGGAATCAGTATTTGGGTAGAGATGTTGAGGCGGCTTAGTAGCCTTTGTTCAAACGAGTGTTCTTTATGTTCTGCACTGTTTTTTTAGGATCTAGTTCAGAACCTAATTCAATTTGATAAGGAGCTTCCCAGGAATCTGCTCCTCCTGAGCCACCACCTGCTCGTTGTGTTATTAATTTTTCTTTGAATCGTGGTTGATCTTCGCGACGTAAAGTTTCCTGCCATCTAACAAAGTGTTGCACGGTATCATCGCCGGGTTTTTTCACTGCATCAAATGCTTGTTTTAATAATAATGCCTCAGCACGGTTCATGGCCATATCACGCCCTGGTGCAAAATCAGGGCGTGGTGGCCCGCCAATTTGACCAATCGGAATTTCAGCTTCTCTGATTATTTCTGTGATTTTCATATGGGTTTTTCACCGGTCAAATAAGGCTTGCTAAACCAAAGCTTAAACCACTCTTCAGTCCCAGGTCGAATGTCATGTCGTTTCATGAGTTCGCCTTTTTCATTTCCAGTCACTGATATATTACTGCCGGCAAAACCTCGGTATTCCTGCATTACTGCACGATTACCAATTCCGGCCAATAACTTTAATTCGTCAATGCTGTCCATACGGAATTATAGGAAGATCGTTATCGGGCTGTTGATCTTCGTTGCCCATTAGTTACACCAGGACTGTTTGGCTTCGCCATAATACTCTCTAGCGAATCCGTTTTGAATCAACATAGCACGTAAGCTTTGACCATCTAAGATCATATCGCCTAGCACACGGCCACCAAACTTGTCCCAACCGTATAGAGTGACTTGACGTTTAATACTCTTAGCTACAGCATTTTTAGTAAATGCAGTTGCAGCTTGTCCGCGCTGATCTTCGCTAGCACATTGTGCTCTGTGACCTTTTTCTGGAGTGTCAACTCCATACACTCTAACAGCCAGTTCTGGCTTGAGTGGCTGTGGTAAAAATGGTGCTGCTATAACAACTGTGTCACCGTCGTTGACTCTAACAACTTGTGCGTCATATGTTACACCTTGTGGTGTTTTTTGTGCTAATGCAAATGCAGGTGCGAGTAGTAGAATTGCGAATAATTTTTTCATTGAATTTCCTTTTATAATTTTTTTGGCGATGGAGACAATTGTTTCCCTTGATTAAATTCAGGTGTTCCACCTGGTGGTACTACGCTTTGAGATCCTAACCCTTTGGTAATTTTCATTCTTGGATCAGAATCTGCTATGTTATCAAAAGGGTTTGTATCTGGTTTTGTAAACGGTGTCCCTTCCGGTGGCGGTTCATTGTATTCGCCGTATTCGTCATCTTGTGGCCTAGCACCTACAATGTGTCGAATAGAACTCGCCGGAGGCTCCGTCACTATCTGTTCATCAAGAATATCTAAATAGCGTCTAAAAAATCTTGGGTCGCTCACAATTAGTATCTTTTTTGTAAAAATTCTTTTAATTTTTGCAACTCTTCTTCACCCTCTTCTTGTACTGGCGTTGTTGGTGCAGGTTGACCAGTGGGTGCAGCAGGTGTAGTCGGTTGAGCAGCGGGTGCAGCGGGTGCAGTTGGTTGAGTTGGAGCAGAGGCTTGTGGTGCAGTTG